CTGAAAGGTATGAAAAGCAAGCCAGTCAAAATCGTCAAGAAAAAGAGCGAGGCTGGTGGCGAAGCTATCAGAACAAGAGGAGCTGCATAACGATGGCATTTGTAGTTGAAGACGGAAGTATTGTAGCTGGTGCAAATTCGTTTGCATCTATTGCTGATGCTGATGCATATTTCGCTGATAGAAACACTGACTCTGCTTGGAACGATCTTGGTACCACTGAGAAAGAGCAGGCATTGGTTCGTGGTACAGATTATATCAATACCACGTATCGTTTGAAATGGAAAGGTCATAAACGTACAGGCGATCAATCACTTACATGGCCACGTTCAGCAGTCGTTGATGAAGATGGTTTCGATCTTGCTGACACATCATTACCACAATCATTATTGAATGCAACAGCAGAGATGGCTCTTGCACTTCAAGATGCAGATACAGACCCATATGCTGTTGATCGTACCAACACCCCGATTAAGTCTATATCAGAATCTGTAGACGTTATTTCAATATCAACCGAATATATGGATCTATCACAAGGTGGTTCATCAGCACTAACCGGACAGTTCAAGGTTGCATTCGAACAAGCCAAGGTCTGGCTTTCATATCTAACTACATCATCATTGAGCAATAGGGTGGAACGTGGATAATGGCTGTTTTCGATTATGCCAATCTTAGAGATAAGACTGCATTACCACTACTGACTAGATTTGGTCAGGCAACAACGCTTGTCAATCGTACAGGCGGCGCATACGATCCTGATACACTTACCAACACCAAGACCGAAATCACATTCGCAGGCATCGGCGCTTTATTTCAATTCACAGATCAAGATAAGCAGTTCTCGTTAATAGAAGAGAATGATCGTAAAGCTATTCTTGACGCTAAGAACTTTACAAGCAAACCACGAATCGGTGATGAACTTCGAATCGGCGGTGAAACCTTAACTGTACGTGAAGTACATCCAGTTAGCCCAGGGAATGTTCCTGTTATTTGGATATTGAGGGTGAGTATATAATGTCTGGCCAGTTTGCATTAGAGATTACAAAGTGGAAGGGAGCAACAGAAGAACAGTTGAGGGATGTGTTGCAAGCCACAGCAATCAAAGTGATGGGACGAATCATACAACGGACTCCGGTTGATACAGGACGTGCTAGAGGTAATTGGCAGGTTGGTATCAATCATAGACCACAAAGTGTGCTTACAAGGAATGATAAACGTGGAGACCAAACGAAGAGGAAAGGAGCAAGACAGATCTCAAGAGCCAAAGCAACCGATAGGATCTCAATTGTTAATAGCTTATCATACATTGATGTGTTAGAGAAGGGTAGACACAGCACCCCCAAAGGGAAGCGAGGATCGTTGCAAGCTCCCCAAGGAATGGTGAGAGTAACTGTTGCTGAATTCAAAAGACTATTCGAGGCTGCTGTGAGAGAGAGTAGATGATTTGGGGAATAGAAGACGATATTCAATTAATCAAGGCCCGCAAACAATTGAAATGGCTTTGTAAGTATCTTCGAATTGGGGGATGGATTTATGCCAGAAGTTAGTGTATGGAATAAGATTATGAGGGGATTTGAAAGTAGGTTGGCTACACTGCCTTCTGTTCCACCTATTCAATCGCCTAATGTTTCATACTCGCCAGTCAAAGGCACACTATACCTGAGAAGCTCCCTGTTGCCCGCACAGACGGTTTCTGGTGCAATAGGTACCAACGGGACGGATTTCTATCAAGGCGTCTATCAGGTCGATGTGTTCGCTCCTAGAGGGGAAGGATCCAAGGAAGCAATCGATATGGCAGATGATATTATCGAATTATTTGTAAAGGGTTCTGTAATAACCACCGATTTGTTTAGAGTACGTATTGAAAACGGTTGGATAGAATCAGCATCAGAAACACCAGATTGGTATCAGATTCCAATAACTATTGGTTGGTTCAGTTCTGGTAACAACTAGATAAATACTTTTATCAATCTATGGAGAATATAAGTCAATGGTATTTGCAACAGGCGGAAGCCACTTACTAACATACATCCAAGAATCAACGTTTGGAACAACGCCTACTCCAACAGCAGCCAGCCCGATGCGCAAATTCCGGCTTACACAAAACTCTATTATTGCTGTTAGAGATTCATTCACTTCGGAAGAACTTCGTGGCGACCAGCAAGTTTCAGATTTACGACTTGGAGCAAAAGGTGTTGCAGGTGACTTGAACTTTGAGATGTCATATCTAGGGTTTGATGACTTTATTGAAGCAGCACTAGGTGGAACGTGGGCACCAACCTTCACCGATACTGATGTCGATTGGTCTGCAACAGCAGCAACCAATACGTTTACCCAGGGTGCAGGTACAGATTTGACTACTGTTCTTTCTGCAAATGATTATGTTCGTGTATCTGGATTCACCGGAGATGTAGCAAACAATGGTATTTTTAAAGTTGCAACGGTTGCTCCTAACTCATTCACTGTTACACCAACAGGAACTCTAGTTGATGATGCAGCAGGCGAATCTGTAACAGTTGAAGCATTAACTGGAGCAGTATTAAAGTCTGGTCTAAGTCAGCCATCATTTACTTTTGAGAATCAATATAACGATCAAGGCTTTGATGTTAACTCAAAATATCTTGTTTATGAAGGTATGACTACAAACACATTCAATCTATCACTGTCACCAAACGGAATTGTAACTGGAAGCTTTGGTTTGATTGGTGAAGCACCACGAGCAAGTGCATTCAGTAATATCAGTCTTGGTGCAACATTCGAAGATAGTGTTGTTAATCCGTCAGCAAACTTTAGTCCGATGGATTCGTTCTCTGGTCAAGTAGATGAAGGTGCTACAATTGATATTATGACAATCACCGGAATCGAGCTTGCATTAACAAGAAATCTAAACCCTGAATTTGTAATCGGTAAAGATCAAACTGTCCGCATTACACCAGGGAGAAATGTTGTAACAGGAACAGTAACTGCTTTCTTTGAAAACAAAACATTGCTTGAGAAATTCCTAAATGAGACTTCATCTTCGTTGAAGTTCACGATGCTCGATACTTCGAGTAATACTGTTGAAGTGTTTCTACCAAACATCAAATATACTGCTGGTGATAACTCTGTGTCTGGAGAAGCAGCAATCTTAGTATCTATGCCTTTCACCGCACTATATGATGCAACAGAAGCAACGAATATTAGGATTACTCGATAACATAATGGTTTAGCAATCAAGCCGGGTCGTACTTGCTTGTTTGGCTAGGATATATCATCTGATTGCTAAACCACCTTATTCAGATCTCCCATGGATCTGTCCGCCCATTCCTTCTTGTCTCTATAAAGACCACCTGCCAGTGGAAGGTTTGGGTGTTCGCTTTTCATATGACTTATAAATACATTATAAGTCATTCAATCAACCAGGAGAAAGCATATGGCGGCACGAAAGAAAGCTAAAGGATTCAACCTTGCGGCACTTGATACACTTCAGAACTCAGTATCTGGAGTTGATTTGATCATCAAGAACCCATTTGACGACAACAATCCTATTGGTGACAAAGGTGCATATCTGGCAATGAAGGTTCTTGGACCAGCATCAAGCCAGTATCGTAAAGCACAGAATAAGATAATGCGTGACCTTTTATCAAGAAAGAAAGATCCTAGCGCAATGGATGCTTCTGATATTGTTACAGATGACGCATATGACCAAAACAATCTTGATGTAGTTGTTTCTTGTGTTGTTGGTTGGTCGAATATGTATTTTGATCCTAGCAATGATGATGTAACAACAGCGCTTGAGTTTAATCAAAAGAATCTTGAGATGGTATTAATACATTGTCCGTGGATTCGTAGGCAGCTTGAGTCACACATCATAGACGAACGAAATTTTTTGAAGGGCTAACAACCGATCTTGCCCGAGCAGTAAAACGTCGGCTGGAACTTGATTATCCGCGTGATGATGGAACAACATTACGAGAGCATTTAGAGCAGGTTGAAAAGTCTTCAGGAAAGAAACCAAAACTATTAGCAGAGGAAGGTCATCCACAAGCCGGTTCGTGGTTGTGGTTCTGTTACTGGGCAATAAATAATAGCAGGACACCCGATATGGGAATTCCCTATTCCGAAATCGAATCTTATTCCCGCCTCATGGACATCAGTTTCTCCCCCTGGGAAACGGATACCATCAAAGCCATGGATTTGGCTTATATTTCTTTCATTCATAATAAGAGTAAAAAGTAATGGGCACCAATGTTGCAACACTCGGAATAGACGTAGAATTTGAAGATATTGATCGGGCAACAGATGCTCTTGATGATCTTGAAGGACAGTCCAAAAAGACAGAACGAGAAACCGGCAAACTAACAGAAACCAGCAAGAAAGTTAGTGCTGGAATGAAAGCTGCTGCTGTTGCTGCTACTGCTGCTGCTATTGCGTTTGGTGCAATTGTTTTAAGAAGTATTGCTGCTGTTAATGAATTAGGTAATCTATCTGCTCGACTTGGTTTAGCAGTTCAGGATTTACAAACACTAAACTTTGCTTTTGAGCAAACGGGCGTTAGCACTAATACTGCTGCGCTTGCTTTCCAGAGATTACAACGCCGTGTTGCTGAAGCTGCACAAGGCACCGGGGAAGCTGTTACTGCTTTGCAGGAGCTTGGTTTAGAAGCAGAGGATCTAACAAAGCTCACTATTGATGAACAATTTAGGCGAGTTGCTGAAGCATTTGATGGTGTTACGGGGGCTGGTAATAGAACAAGATTAGCATTCAAACTCTTTGACTCTGAAGGTGTTTCATTATTGCAGACTATGAGTTTGGGTTCGGATGCATTATTCGAAATGGAACAGCGGGCTCGGGATCTTGGATTAACAATGGATGAAGAAACTGTTGCTGTCTTTCAAGCGGCAGAACGCGAGATGAAGTTATTCAGTTCTGTTTTAACAGCGGCAAGTGCTGTTATTTCGAAGAATTTTCTCGTTGCATTATCAGCATTTGCATTATCTCTTGAGGGAAATGTTATTAAGCGTGTTGATGATTTATCTAACCGGCTTTTCAATTTTGCTACCGAGATTGCAACGGTTGTTATAACTGCATTCAACAATTTAAGAATTGCTGGACTAGCTTGGTTCGAAGTATTAAAATTGATTGCATCTGTACCAACACTAACCGCTCAATCCATTCTGACTCTTTCTATTGAACCGTTTAAGAAAGCACTAACCGAGACAAAACAAAGAATTGATGGATTAGTTCTAGGGATAAAAGGTATTGGGCAGGCATTAGATGAAAGTCTTGAAAACCGTGCTAAAGCAGAAGAAGCAAATAGACTGCTTGTTGAGCAACAAATAATACAAAATAGGGAAAATAAGCGAAGTCAAGATAATGCAGTTGCAAGAGTTAAAATTACAGAAGAAGAAACAAAAGCACTCGATGATTTGAGAAAGACCTTAATAGAAACTGAGCAAGCAGAGCTTGATTTAGCAGTAAGACGGGGAGAATTTGTAGGTCCTTTAGGCCAGCAATTAGCAGATGTTCGTGCATTAAATACTGCCCTTGATAAGGGGCTAGAAGCTTATGAGCTTCAAATACTTGCTAATCGAGCATTGAATCTTGTACTACAAGCAAATGTAGACTTAGAGGGCGAGCTTCTTAATTTTGTTGTTACTGGGATAGTAGGGTTACTTGAAGAAGAAAAAATATTAGCACGTCGTGTTGTTGCATTACAGGAAGCAACAGCGGCTGCAAAGACATTTAATGAAGAATTTATGGAAGGATTACAACCATTTGTTGATACCTTTCAGAGTGTTGGCGAAGCATTGGGTGAGGCATTATCTGGCGCATTTAACAGGGCAAGTGATGCATTAACAAATTTCTTGGTTACAGGCGAGTTTGATTTCAGGCAATTTGCTAATGCTATTATTTCTGACTTGATACGAATTGCAGTTCAACAAGCAATTGTACGAATCGGTGCTAGCATTTTTGGATTCAGGGAAGGTGCTGTATTCGAAGGTGGAAGTCCTGTTGCATTCGCTGATGGTGGTGTTATACGAAGTGCTTCCAGATTTACACTTCCAGGTGGTGGACAAGGTGTTGCCGGTGAAAATGGTGCAGAAGCTATTCTTCCATTAACCAGAACTCCTGGCGGTCAGCTTGGTGTTCGTACCGATGGTGCTGCTGGTGGAAACACGATCATTAATGTAACCGTTGAAAATCCACAAAATGCTGCTGATGCAGAACAAAATGGTGAACTAATGGGTCAGGCGATTGTGCGAGTGATTAGACAACAAACTATTACAGAGATTAAACGTCAGCAGAAACCAGGAAATATTCTGAATCGGCAGAATGTAATTTGATTTTCTTGAGGAAAATAGAACATGACAGGACCAGCATTTCCATCCGTAAACGATAATATGACACCAAGCTTATCATCTCGAAAGTCGCAATCTGCTAGAGTGTTGCGGGCAGAGTTTGGTGATGGTTACAATCAACGAGCAACCGATGGTATTAATAACGTTCGTGGTGAATTCAATAATATCTGGCGAGGTATTCCGAATGCAGATGCAGATATCATTATAAACTTCTTGATTGATCATGCTGGCGCTAATAGTTTTACATGGACAGATCCTACAACTAGCTTAACAATAGATATTACTTGCGAAGAGTGGACAAGGACACCATTAAGTCTAAATTACCAAACAGTGACAGCGGTTTTTCGAGAAGTATTTGACCTCTGAGGATAAGCAATGACAAATGAAATTCAACAGACAGTAAGGCCAGATTCGCAGAAGCCATTTGTTGGTGAATATATCGAACTTTATAAACTGGATACTACTACTATACCGGATGAAACATCTATTCTATATTTCACACCGACTAAGTTTAGTGCAACCGCTGTCGTCTTTGATGAAATTACTTATACGCCAGTCGATATAGATAGTGACGGATGGGAAACAACTGTTGGTGGCGGGTTCCCGAGCCCGACAATGAAGTTAGCTATTCCGACCGAAATTGATGAAATTGGAACTATTGCAGCAATCATGAAAGCACTAATAATCGGGGTTGATGGGTTGGTTGGGGCAACAATAACAAGAACTAGAACACTGAAGAAGTTTCTTGATGGACAAGCAAACGCAGATCCACAAGCATTCTTTCCGATTGATGTCTATGTAATCAATCAGATGACTAAATTCACCAAGACCCATGTTGAATGGGAACTCAAAGCACAACTTGATCAAGCAGGAAGATTAATACCAAACAGGCAAGTGATTCGTGAGACTTGCAGCCATACATATCGGCGTTATGATCCATCACACCCTGATGCAGATGTTAATGGATTTGTACAAGGCAGTTGTCCATATGTTCAAGCAACATACTTTGAAAGAGATGGAACACCAACCGCTGTACCAGCGGATGATGCATGTGGTAAGCGAGTATCAGATTGCAAGCTTCGATTTGGTGTAGCAATCGATGATGGAATACTCCCGTTTCAAGGATTTCCGGGCACCGGACGCGGCAGAGTTTGAGTCGAATCTTGCCTAATTAGGAAATTGACACGAAAATACGGATTAAGTTACATGACTGTAAAGAACGCACGCATTGGCAAAACATGGAAACACATATAATGACTAGAGTTTTTGGAATCTATCAACCCTTCCCTGATGCAGTGGATGATATCACATCCGATGCACAAGAGCGATATCCAGAAGAGTCATGTGGTTTTGTGGTTGATGGAAAATACGTTCCTAAAAAGAACAAGGCTGATAATCCAACTAAAGGTTTTGTAATTGATGGCAGAACATATGTTGCAGCTAAGAAGAAAGGTTTACAGGCGGTTGTTCATTCACATACTAGGAAGCAGTTGAAGCATCCAAGCGAGGCTGATATGCAACAACAGATTGCTATGAATGTACCATGGGGAGTTTTATGGTCCGATGGTGATGGTGACATACTTGGTCCAGCTTGGTGGGGTGATCAATTAGAGACTCAACCATTTGTTGGACGACCATTCATCTATGGAATTTATGATTGCTTTTCTTTGGTACGTGATTGGTATCGAGTGCAGCATAATATAATCTTTAGAGACTTTGCTCGTAAAGCAGATTGGTGGTTACTGGGTGAGAATATGTATGTTGATCATTTCAAAGAATGTGGTTTCTTTCAAGTGAGTGAGCAGGATCTACGACCGGGTGATGCATTTATGTCTAGATTTGCACGAGGTGATACTACACAACATGCTGGAATCTATCTTGGTGGCAATCAAGTGTTGCATCATTTAATCAGTAAATCCAGCAGACGTGATACATTATCCTCATGGGCAAAATATGTAACACATTGGGTTCGACATAAAGAACAAACAAAGACGAATAACTGGATAGGATTAACATGAAAGTGATCCATATGCATGGACAACTAGCTGAGATGGTAGGACAGGACGAATTTCTTGTAGATGTACAGGATGCTCGCAGTGCGTTTTCGTGGTTGTTTGCTATGTTTCCAAAAACAAAGACATTATTCAAAGACCAGAATTGGAATATCTTCTATGGTGATCCAGAAGATGAAGAGGAAGAGATGATGTCATTAGATTCCGAAGAGTTCGCTCTCAGTACTTCTCGCAGTGAGATTCATATTGCACCAGAAGTATGTGGTCTTGGTGGTGGTCGAGGTGTTGTCAAAACTGTTATCGGGGTTATTATCGTCGCAGTAGCAACATATTTTTCTGCTGGTTCATTAACAGCGCCTGTGTCGGCGGCTGTGTTTGGTGCTAGCTTCACGTATGGTTCAGTTGCTTTTATTGGTGCTGCAATCGCATTATCTGGTATCGCGCAAATGCTTACCCCCATACCGGATATGAGTGCTATATCGCAACAAGAACGAAATGAGGCTGATAAACGACCATCGTATTTGTTTAATTCTGCTGTAAATGTGGTCGAAGAAGGTGGCGCTATTCCAGTCATATATGGAACGCACAGAACCGGAAGTACAGTGATTTCGTCTGGAGTTGAGATTGAACAGATTGTCGCTGGCACCGCTGTTTCTTCTTCTTCCCCACCACCAGCAACAGGCACCACAGGCGGAACAGCCACAGCAGGAGCAGGAGCATTTAAAGAAGCACAGGATAAACTAGATAATGCGCCATAATAAAGGTTTTACAATTAAGCATATTCAAGGCGAAGGTGGCGGTGGTTGTTTCGCTGAAGGCACCCTTATCCTTATGGCAGATGGTAATCAGAAACCAATCGAGCAGGTTAAGGTTGGTGACTTCGTTATGGCATGGAGATTACCTAATGGCGATCTTGAACCACGAGAAGTTTTACAAACATTCAAACACGATAACCTAAAGACATGGGATAAATGGATGTCGATATCCTTCGGTCTTGGTTCTGGGAAGAAGTTGTTATATTGTACCGACATCCATCATTTCTTGAACGAACAAGGCACATGGACAAAAGCTAAAGATTTCAATGCCGACGAATTTGTTGTTCTTGCTGATGGTAGCCGATCCACAATCATCAAAACTATTCATGAAGACGATATTGATTGGTCTAGCATTACAGACAACTTCATGGATAAATTCAATCCTGATTGGAGTTACAACCTATTGGTTGATCACTTACATACCTATGTTGCTAATGGTGTTAAAGTTTCCAATGGTGGTGGAGGTTCAAAAAGCCAACCAGAACAACGAACTCCGCAAGAAGCACCAAATACTTTGCAGTCTAAGCAGCTTGTTCGAATTCTCGATATGCTTGGTGAAGGCGAGATTGAAGGACTTGCTTATCCTCCAGGACATCCGTCTGCTGGACAGACAATTATTACTGCTGCCGATATTCCGCAAGGTATTTTTGTTGATAACACACCATTAGCCGATGCCAACGGCAATGTAAATTTCGGTGGTATTAATATCAACTTCAAAGAAGGATTACCATATCCAACCCAAGGTGTTGTACCTGGATTTAAATCAACAGAAAGTACTATCGGTGTTGGAACAACTGTATCATCTGCAACTCCAGTTATTCGTGAGACTATCGATGATGAGGTAGATGGGGTTCGTGTTATTTTAACTTGGAATTCACTTAGTGATTTGGATGTAACTACAGGCGATCTCAAAGGTACTGTAGTTAGACTTGCAATTGATACACGAAAAAATGCTACTGGAGGATGGAACGAACGAAATCGGGATATTGTTTCAGGTAAAACGACAACCGCGTACCAACGTCAGTTTCGAGTTGATAAACCTAGCGATGTTGGATCAGGAGATACGTGGGGTGTCCGTGTTCGGCGCATTACACCAGATGCAACAAAAGCCGATGTTCAGAATGAATTCCAATGGTCTGCATATGTTGAAATTACTGACAATCGGTTTAGTTATCCTGATACTGCATTGGTTGGCTTGAACCTAGACTCGCAATTGCTTGGTAATAGAATCCCAGTTCGATCTTATGAAGTCAAAGGATTGAAGATTAAGATTCCATCAAATTACAACCCAATAACCAGAGACTATACTGGAATTTGGGATGGAACATTTACTGTTGCTTTTTCAGATAATCCTGTTTGGGTATTGTATGATTTGTTGATTAATAGTCGGTATGGAATTGGTAATAATCTAGATGCTGCACAAATTGATAAATTCAAATTTTTCGAAGTAGCACAATATTGTGATGCTGTAGATTCTTCAGGAAACTTTGTAGGTGTTGATGATGGTGATGGAGGAGTAGAACCCCGATTTACATTCAATGGTGTTATCCAGACAAGAGAAGAAGCACTAAAGATTGTAAATGCTATCTCAACAGCATTCCGAGGAATGTCATATTGGTCTTCTGGTGCTGTTACTATTTCACAAGATTCACCATCCGATCCTGTTAAGTTGATTGGCCCAGCAAATGTTATTGATGGTTTGTTCAATTATTCTTCAACAGCATTAAACGCAAGATCTACACGGGCTAAAGTGTCTTGGAACGATCCAGATGATGGATATCGTCCTCGAATTGAATTCGTTGATGATGCACTTGCTATTGATAGATTCGGACTTCAGGAAAGGGAAGTTGCAGCTATCGGTGCAACCTCTCGTGGGCAAGCACACCGACTCGGTAGATGGATGCTTGATTCCGAACGGTTCGAAGGAATGACTGTAATGTTCACGGCTAGTTTTGAACAAGCCGATTTATTTCCTGGAGCAGTAATCGAAATACTTGATCCCCACTTTGCTGGATTTGATTTCTTTGGTAAGTGTGCAGCAGGAAGCACATTGTCCAATATTAAGTTGGATCGTACCATCACACTCGATTCTCCTGGACCGTATACTATCGAGTTTATGAGAATTGAATCGTTTACTGAAACTGATAATGGTTGGTCGTCTTCTGCTACTAATAATAGATTTACCAATTTAACACCAATAACCGATTTCAATGTGGCATTGAAAGTTGGTGAAGAAGTTGAAATCACTGGCTTCAATGATATGGGTGTGCTAACCGGAACGATAGAAGCTGTCAATTCGACAGATCGATTCCTATTTTCTGTAGATGATCCATCTGCCGTGTTTACTGTTGGACAAACAATTGAAGTATTTCAGATGAGTGCGAACAATGGTCTGCATGTCATTACAGCTTTGGGTGCAACATTCATTGAAGTATCAGCATCTGTGTTAACAAATTTTGGTCCAACAGCCACCGGAATCAAAGGACCAAGACAGGCTGCTGTTAATGGTTTCCATAAGGTGAATGCAATAACGGCAACAACCTTTGATGTATCAACAACACTACCAACAGATACATCAATAACAAATGTTACCATTAGTGGTGAATTGGGTGTTATTGAAACAGCACAGACTATCTCTGGTGCCTTCCCACAAACAGCAGACAACTTCAGTGTGACAACAGACTTCACTGTTGCAGCAGAAGCTAATTGTGTTTGGATGATTAAAGGTCCGTCTGCTGGACAAATACCAACAAAATGGCGAGTGATATCGAATGTCGAAGAAGAAACGAATCAGTACTCTATTACCGCTGTTAAGCATGATCCAGCCAAATATGCTCGTGTTGAAGACGGTGTTGTTATTGAACCGGATAATGTAACTCGGTTTGATGAACGTGCGATCTCGCCCATCTGTGTTACTGTTACCGATACAGTTCAAGCTGAATCAGCAACAAAGAAGTTGATCTTCAGTGGTGTCAACCCAACAACTGCTGGTTTTTTAATTGGTGATTCAATCGATGTTGCTGGATTTGTGGATCTAACTGCCAATACCGGAATCAAGACTATTACAGCAGTTGATACTAATAGTATTACAGTATCTGAAACTTTGGTTGATGAAGGCCCGCTTGCAGATATTTGGATTCGCGAACGTCTTACTGTTACCCTGGAAGCGCAGACGGATGGACTTGGTGTTCGTCCTCGTATGAGAGTTTCGTTTGATGCCCCATCAAGTGGTCTACTTCGTTCCTACAGAATGCGATATACGTATAATGAAGGACCACCAATCGATGTAATGTTTAATGGTACTCCAGAGGTCTTTATTGAGAATCCGCAACCTGGACGATACGTGATAGCAGTAATTGCTATCAATATTCTCGGATTCGAATCTATTCCTTGCGAAACGATTGTTGATTTTGTATCTGGGGATTTGTTTGTAGTTGATTCTGTTGTAGGTCTAAGAGTAGACGATGTGTTGGTAACTGCTGATCCACAGGAATGGTTTGGTCGATCACCAGAGATTACTTGGGATCGTTTATCGAAAATGGGTAACTTCACAGGAGATATTACTACGGTATTACCCTCAACTGATTGGACAATCAATGCTGGTGCAGATCAGTACATACGTTCAGATGGAAATTCATGGCTGGTTGAAGGATATGAAGTTGGTGATATAGTTTCAGTTAAAGGGTCAAGTGTTGCAGCCAATAAAGGAAACACAACTGTAACGGCTGTTACTGCAACTGTTTTAACGGTTAGTACTGATTTGCAGGCCGAAACTCCTGGAACCACTTTAACATTCAATCAACTAACCGGCGTTGATTCGGGACAATTCGATGGATTCTTCCGTGATTATAAAGTTGAAGTTCAAAGGACTAATGGTACGTCTGTTCTTACAACGTACACAAGAGAACCAAGATTCCAATTTGGTCGATCATTAAATGCATCAGCATTTGGTGGAACACCCCTACGGGACTTCAGGTTTAAAGTGTCTGCTCGTGATAAGCACAATCAAGAATCTCTTGTTGTTACTAATGATTTCACAAATCCGAATCCTGCGGTACCAACGAATGTTAGTATTTCCGGTTTGGGTGATACTTCATATACTCTCACTTATGATGAATGCACAGAACAAGATTGTGTTGAAGATGGCCGGGTTTTTGTGTTTCATTCAAAGACTTCTGGATTTACACCATCATTGACCTTTGAAACCAAGTCTGTAGGAACAGTCGAATTAACCGCAGGTGGTGTTGGAGATACAGTTCAGGTAGATGTTGCCGGAATCGATGTGTCTGGAATATATGTTTACACCAATAGTAACTTGGCAACACAGGCATTGAATTTGATGCGGGCTATTCAGTCTACAGAAAGTAATCCAAATTACACTGCACAATTAAGCACTATTACTGCAAATGCGGTTGACATCTTTGCTGTTAATGAGTTTGGTGCAACACCTAATGGTCGTGTTGTTGTTACCAACACAACAGGCGCAGCCGCAGCAACGGATACCAATTTTGCGGGTGGTGTGGATGCTGTTTTTGTTGCCTCTGGACTTAATTCAGGTAACATTACAGTCGATACGAATGTAGAACGGGATGTATCCTATTTTGTTCGTATGGCATTTACCGATTCATTCTATTCGGCATCAGAAGGTGTTGGTGGTCTTAATATTTCTCCAGAGATTGAAACTCGGTCTGCAACTGGCACAGCATTCTTTGGTAATCCACCAGGGCAAGTAACGGGGGTTGGAGCTTCTGCTGCAACAACCATACAAGCAGACGGAACAATACAAAGAGATGTTATCATTACTTGGAATGCACAAGCCGATACAACACGATATGATATTGAGGTTATTGCGGGTGCTGATGTTTCTACCTACAGTGTTGGTGGGGGAAGTACTGAATATACTTTGTATTCAGCACGACAAGGGGTGTTGCATACCATCAAGGTTCGTGCAGTCAACACCGGAGGCCCAGGTGCATATTCATCTCCATCCATTACGATAACACCATCAGGTGATACTGTTGCACCAGGACTACCAACCAATCTTGCTGCCAATGCTACATTCAAGGGCGTGTTCGTTTCTGCTCGACCACCGACCGACACCGATGTTGCTCGTATTGAAGTCTGGCATTCGTTGACTAATGACCGTTCTGGAACAGCTACTCATGTGGGTAATATCTTTGTCTCACAGGATGCACCTACAGAAGGATTACAGGATCCGCAATTCTATCATTCGCAAGGAACAGCGGCTGGTCCCGATACCCATTATTATTGGTTCCGTTCTATCGATAGGAGCGGTAATGCATCTGCATTCACTCCGGCCAATGCTGCTGGTATTAGTGCAACTACAATTGAAACAGTAGAAGCCGACTATGCGAATCTATCTATCACCAATGCCAAGATTGGATTATTGGCCGTCGATACAGCACAGCTAGCAGACGCGGCCATTGAGACGGCGAAGATAAACAACGCCGCAATCACGAATGCCAAGATTGGATTATTGGCCGTCGATACAGCACAGCTAGCAGACGCTTCCATTGAGACGGCGAAGATAAACTCTTTGGCTGTAACGACTGCCGTTATAAACGATCTCTCGGTGACAACTTTGAAGCTTGCTGGACTGAATGTCACCACCCCCAAGATTGCCGATGATGCCACATCGAAGGGTAGGTTTGATTTCACGA